GCGGCGGATAGGACTATCTGCTCGGACATAGTAACTAATCTTGGTATTTGATACCACGATTTTCCTGTCTAGATAGACAAGGAAGGCGTCAGTAGCTGTATCTAATGCTACTTCAGGCACTTCATGTGCTACGTCATTTACGACATTATAATACAGCAACCACTCATCAAGTTTCTTGATGTGGGTGGACTCTGTGACCATACCCGCTATACGCGTGTATACTACAGAGGGTTGTAGCTGTAAGGTTTTACCATTTCTTCGCTCGACCTTTCTAGTGAACCGATTTCTCAGTTCTTTGCTTAGGTTATGCCACGGGATTAGGATCCCCGTTGCAGCCTGCCAATCAAAAACATTATTATATGTCAAGATATGGTGATCGGTAAGATAGTGATACCCGTTATTACGGATATACGCCTTACCTGCAAATTCTACTAAATTGGTGTGGAACGATTTGTGGAGAGACAACGGAACATCTAATTGTTTCAAAATCTCTATATAACAGTCGCCCACAAGCTTATGCTTGAAGACTACGTCGTCCCCCAGTACTACGTACTGTTGGTCCGCATCCAGATTTTCACCTGTATGCTCTTCATATAGTTGAATAGCCATTTCGCACAGAAAACTGTTCGTTATGGTCAAAGTCTTGAAGGACCCTAAGAGTCCCAATGGTTGTCCGCGATTAAAGCGTACAGCTCCTAAAGGAGTATCCCATTGTGATTTTGACAATAGTAGGAATTCATCATAAGATTTATTCACAACGTCGAGTGAATTTCGCTTTCTATTACTTACGTGACCGTTTCGGAATTTCATAGGGGTAACAAAATTAACCTTATTTAATTCTTCAGAATGTGCATTTAGTACATTCCCGATAACGACCTTACTCATACCAAACGGTAAATAGTTTGTTGCATGATGGATATCGATACCAAAAGGTTCGATCTCAGGGTCATTGACCCACGACATCAGTTTTTCGTCAAATTTATTTTGATTAAAACTTGCATCAACCCCAGACCGTCTGAGAATCTCAGACAGTGTGGTTTCTAAGGGTTTCAATCGCTCTTGGAAGAAACGATTTGGTGTAGCGACAGCGCGATAATCATCGTTGCCTTTAGCTACTAGGTGAATTTCACCCACAGTAATAGAAGTGTCTCTATTTTGGAAGTCGTCGAACTGTTGAAGATAATCATTTCTATCTTTCTCATAAGACGGTGAGCTCCATACGTTATCTACTTGCTTCGCATCCTTGTATAACACAGGATGCACTGGAGAAGACGTTAAGTCTTTCTCAAGTTTACGCGCCATATAGTCCATTTTAAATGGTCTAAGGAGGTCGTGAAAGCCTGGACGCATAAGGTTATACGCCTTAGGTACCCTCGCTCGTTTCTGACTCTTTTCAAGAGTACGGGACGCCAAATCAAGTATATCGGACGGATAACAATTGTCCTTGGATGATTCTAACTCAATTTTTAAGCTTTTATACGCTTCATTTGCGTTTGGCTTAATAGCTGTATTACCTGAAGGAAACTTCAGGAAGTTCAGCACTGTGTGCGGTTGAGATTTTAACATCTCGATCAACACTTGAGTAGGATGATCAACCTTCAATCTTGATGAATGAAGCATGTTCGTATATTGGGATTTCTCCCACGAACGCGTTTCGAGGATATGCATTAGAGTGAGTCTAAGACTCTTAAAATACTCGGTTGCATAATCCATACCATTATGGATTGTTAAGGATTCGTACTTTTTCAAGAAGAAATTCTTGATTTTACGATTTACGGGCAATGACTCTATTATTATAGGGTTAGCATACTTATATTTCATGTAAGTACCATCCGGTCTGTATTATTTTTACAGAAGCGTCAGTTCGCCAATTCCATTCAAAGAATAGAATCGAAGGAGGTGTAAATGCCTCCTTCTCCACAAGGTAAACCTTATGGTGAATTTGCACTTATCTTAG